ACTGGCTAAGTTACAAGAACAACGTGAAGCACACTTTGAAAATAAATTACGCATCAACGAAGATGTAACTTACAATTCAGTTATTCTTGAAATGTTGAAAGATACCGGTATCAAGACAAAGATTATTAAACAATATCTACCGGTCATCAATCAACTTACAAATCAGTATTTACAGATTCTAGATTTCTTTGTACATTTTAATCTAGATGAAAGTTTTACTGAGACTATTCGATCTCGTCATCGTGATAACTTTTCTTATGATTCGTTTTCAGAAGGTGAGAAACAAAGAATAGATTTAGCTCTGTTATTTACTTGGCGTCAGATTGCCAAGATGAAAAATTCAGTAGCTACTAATTTACTCATACTTGATGAGACATTTGATTCATCATTGGATCATGAGGGTGTGGGTAATTTAATGAAGATAATTTATGCGTTTGGCGAAGATACTAATGTGTTCGTTATATCACATAAAGGCGAAATCCTTGACGACAAGTTTCAATCTAAGATGGAATTTATCAAAGATAAAAACTTTAGCAAGGTAAAATAAAGTTGTACAATCCGTTAAAAATGTTGTATAATAGTATTCTAAATTATGGAGTATATCATGGAACTAAGTGAAAATACCCTGCAGATTCTAAAGAACTATGCAGGTATTAATTCTAACATTGTTTTCAATGAAGGCAATAATATTCAGACTATTTCTGAAGCGAAGAATGTTTTATCAGCAGCCAGTACTGTTGAAGACTTTCCTCAAGACTTCGGGATCTATGACTTGAATGAATTTCTCAATGTCCTAGGTCTTGTTGATGTACCTAATCTATCNTTNGAGAAAGATTATGTACTCATNAGTGATTCATCTGGCCGGTCTAAAGTTAAGTATTTCTTTTCTGATCCGGACATGTTGACATCACCATCTAAAAAGATTGTAATGCCTCAGTGCGAAGTACAATTTAATTTAGATGCTAACACACTGAGTCGTATCAAACGTGCCGCGGCGGCTCTTGGTCATGATGAAGTATCGATTACACCAGGTAATGGTCATCTAACTTTATCAGTTGTTGATAGTAAAAATGCTACATCAAATACATTCGCTATCGATATAGCCGGCAATTATCCTGCAGATCCTTTTAACTTTGTTATAAGTATCTCTAATCTTAAGATTATACCAGGTGATTACCACGTGGCAATTTCGTCTAAACTCATCTCAGAGTTTTCTAATAATGAACTAGGCGTATCATATTGGATCGCTCTAGAAAAATCCTCAACATATGGAGAATAAAATGGCTAAAGCCGAAAATATGGTTAATACACCAGCTCTTGAGGGAGCACCAGCTCCTGAAGGCGCACCTGTTGATCATGATCAAATCTATCAGGTATCAACACAAATGGGNCGTTCAATGATTGCGGTCATTGATGCTGTCACTCAACGTGGTGGCTTTCGTGGAGAAGAGTTATCAACTATTGGTCAGTTACGAGATCAATGTGTTAAAGCTATCTCACTTGGCGAAAACTACGAAGCGAGTAAATCTTAATATTTACAAACCTCCCCTTTTATTGTATAATGTATTTCTTGAACGAGGTTTATAATGTCAGATTTTCTATGGGTCGAAAACTATCGGCCAAAAACAATTGCGGATTGTACTCTTCCGCAAACACTCAAACAACAGTTCCATGATGTTGTGGCTACCGGTGAATTGCCTAATATGCTTTTCACCGGTACAGCCGGTCTTGGTAAGACAACTGTTGCTAAAGCCCTTTGTAATGAACTAGATCTAGATTATATCTTGATTAACGGTTCTGAAGAAGGCAATATCGATACCTTACGAGGTAAGATAAAACAATTCGCATCATCGGTTTCTTTGCAAGGTGGATACAAAGTTGTTATCCTTGACGAAGCCGATTATCTAAATGCACAATCGACTCAACCGGCTCTTCGTGGATTCATTGAAGAGTTTGCGAACAATTGTCGATTTATTCTCACTTGTAATTTTAAGAATAAAATCATTGATCCACTTCATTCTCGATGTGGAGTATATGAATTTAATACGAGTAAGAAAGATCTACCTAAACTTGCACAAGACTTCTATCAAAGATTATTATATATATTAGATAGAGAAGGTATAAAACATGATGAGAAATCTCCTGTTGACCTTGTAATGAAATATGCACCAGATTGGAGGCGAGTCTTAAATGAAGCCCAGCGATTTAGTACCAGCGGCACTCTTATTAATGCTAGCAGCACAAATAGTAGTCCTAATAACTTTGATAGTTTAGCAAAGTTACTCAAAGATAAAGATTTTAAAGGTATGCGTCATTGGGTCGTGAATAGCATGGACATTGACGCTACTGCTATATTCCGTGGAATATATGATTCGATGAACGATTANGTAGTTCCTCAATCAATACCACAACTTGTTTTAATTCTGGCTGACTATCAATATAAAAATGCCTTTGTGGCAGACCATGAACTTAATGTTGTAGCATGTATGACCGAGATTATGGCAAACGTGGAGTTTAAATAATGAAAGAATTTTTACTAGTTATCTCGATGTGGGGTAACGACGGTACTGATTGGCAGTATATCGGAAATCAATATATAATGCAAGAGTTGTTTACTAAAGAACAATGTATGATGATTGCTGATAAAAAGAACTGGCAACAAGTAATTAAGAATCAATATTATGGTGTACAATTCGATTGTTTTCATAAGGATCAAAATAGATGACAAGGAAGCTGACTCTCTTTACTAAAGATAATTGTTACTATTGTCATATGCTAAAAGAGAAGTTAAACGAATGGAACATAGAATATACTATTCTACATAACCATCCATTACCTAATGATCATAGAACATATCCACAATTATATTACAGAGAACATGATGTTCAACAAGGTAATTCTGTAGATTTAACAGAAGATATATTGTGGGATAGGATACGAACGTTAGAATGGACAAGTCAAGATAGTGGGGTTGAAGGCGGATTTTGAACCATTTTGATTATTTAAATAGTATCAATCTAACTAAACAAGATATTATGATTGATGACGATTGTGAAAAAGCATACAACTCATTCATGGTAAATCGTGGACTATCTTATTTTCCAGACACTATTATCATTGCTAATGAAATGAATAGACACNATCAAGCTGACAATAAGTTACAATATCATTTTCTTATAAATATGATCAGAAAACGTAAAAGGTTTTCTAAATGGGCTAAGGCTCAAAAAGAAAGTGATATTGATGCTGTCAAGGAATATTATGGGTATAGTAATGAGAAAGCCCGCCAAGCCATGACACTTCTATCGCCTGACCAAATAACAATTATAAAAAACAAGGTGAGTAAAGGTGGAAGAAGAAGATAAAACGGTAATATGGAATCCAACAGATATGTTGGAAATTACCTTGAATGAACCAGATGACTTCCTGAAAGTCCGTGAGACACTAACACGTATTGGTGTTGCATCACGTAAAGAAAAGAAATTATTTCAATCCTGTCATATTCTACATAAACAAGGCCGATATTTCATCGTGCATTTTAAAGAGTTGTTTCTACTTGATAGTAAGAAAGCAAACTTAGAAGAGACAGATATTGAGCGTAGGAATACGATAGCGACATTGCTTAGTGATTGGGGACTAGTAACTATACTAAACGGTACCGATCTTAAATGTGCGCCACTTCGTCAGATAAAAATTATTTCTTANAAAGATAAGAATAATTGGGAATTGTTNCCTAAGTATAATATAGGTAATAAATAACGGCTATACCTCTTGGGTATAGCTATACTGTATAAATAATAATGTGATGCGGAATAATCCGGTCACTTTTCAATCTTGCTTGATCAAAAGGAGATAACAATGACAGGCTTACACACACTATTTCCCCGTTCCTCATTCGTTGGTTTTGACCATCTATTCAGTGAACTTGAATGGACCGCTAAACATGCGAATGATCATTATCCACCTCATAACATTATTAAAAAAGGCGAATCAGATTACCTGATTGAACTAGCAATTGCTGGATTCTCTAAGGATGAATTATCTGTTGAGGTTAAGGATCGTACATTAACAGTAGCGGGCGATCATAAGTCAAAAGGTCGTGAGTTTATTCATCGAGGTATTTCTACCAAGAAGTTTAAACGAACATTCCGGCTGTCTGAGCACGTACAAGTGCACGGAGCAGATATTCAAGATGGTATACTTGCAATAGAACTGAAGTATGTCATTCCTGAAGAAATGCGTCCTCGTAAAATCAACATTGGTTCAAACGAGGAACATAACCATGAAAACAATAAGCAACTACTTACAGAGTCTGGCGACTAAATATCACAGACGTAAACTAGCATTAGAAACAATCAATGAATTATATAAGCTATCTAATAGAGAACTTATGGACATTGGTATTGCCAGAGGAGAAATCCGGCATTTAGCATGGAAAGATGCTGAGAAAAGAGTTCCTGATGTGGAATCTTCAGAAGCGGGTTTAGTAAACCCAAA